CATGACTGCCTCCTCGACTGGCTCAGGCTGCCCGCGAGATCAGCTTCTGCTTGTCCATGCCCTCGGCCTCCTTGGCCGGGATGCCCCGGGAGACCGCGTAGGCGACCCAGTCGGCCTTGGGGGCGGACTGGGCGGGCCGCTCGGACTCCGGGGCGTCGTCGGGCAGGTCGTCGTCCTCGTCGACCGGCCTCTCGTCGGGGTCCTCGTCGTCGAGTTCGGCGATGACGTCGGCCGCGATGACCGGCGCCTGCTCTTCGTCGGCGGTGCGGGCCGCGGACGGTGCCCGGCCCACCTGCTCGGCGGCACCCGAGCGCAGCAGCCAGTCGGCCACGTCGTCCTTCACCGTGAACTGGTCGCCACGGCGACGGCGGACGATGCCCTTGGGGCCCCGCTGGTCCCACCGGCTCGTGAGGAGACGGACCTTCATCAGGCCTCGATTCCGACGATCTTGACCACGGCGCGCGGATTGTCGACCGCGATGATGCGCTTGCGGAAGGCGTCGGTGCGCCAGGCCTGCCGGGAGCCGCCGAAGCCGTTCTCGCCGGACTCCGAGTACATCGGGGTCACGGTGAGCGGGTCGGTGTCGGAGATGAACCCGGCGGTGCCGGACTGCATCACGTAGGCCTCACCCTCGGGGATGAACTCCGAGACCACCACGCGCAGCCCGCCGAGGATCTGCGGGGTGATGCCCGTGTAGATCGGGTTCTCCAGAGCCGCGTTGCCCTGGTAGAACTTCTGCACCTTGTCGTGGTACAGCGCGACATCGAGGGTGCCCTCGTTGAGCACGATCGCATCCGGGCGATAGCCCATCAGCGCCGTCTCCCGGTCGGGGTCCTTGGCCGTGGAGATCATCCGCTTGGCGGTGCGAATGTCGCGCATCGGGTCAGCGGTATCGTCCTCCCACGGCGCGGTGACCGTGAGGTCAGGGGTGTCGGCGGCGTTGAACGCAGCCAGCGTCGCATCCACCCCGTTACGGCGCATCGTGTTCGACAGCGCCGTGGTCTGGCGAGAGACCATGTCGAGACGGTTCTCCTTGACCATCTCGCGCGAGACGCGCACACCGAGGGCGGTCTTGACGCCGACGATGGTGTGCACCTTGCCGAGGTTGAGGTTCGAGACCGGAATCTCGGCGAACTCGGCGACCTCTTCCGCGTCGTCGTTGAGGAACGGCGCCGCGGCCTCGCGGTACGCGACCACGCCATCGTTGGTGCCACCGTTGCGGAACAGCGCCTCCTCGAGGAACGCTCCGTCGAGATCCTCGAGGATCCGCTCGGGGATCCAGGTCGGATCCTTCATCATGTCCGAGACGGTCAGGGTGTCCCCGCCGTAGGCGGAGGTCAGATTCGTTGCCATGTTCATGCTCTCCTTGAGGCGTGGCGGGGGTCAGGCTCCGGCGGCCGCGAGGCCGGCGGGGTGGAAGAGGTGGACGCGGACCGTCCCGCCGGACTCGGCGCGATCGGCCAGTCCGACACCGACCGTTCCGGTCGTGGCGACCTTGCCGTCGGCGGCCGCGTACACGGTGGCGCCGTCGGTGAAGCCGGTGCCGTCGGTGGCGATCGGCACGACGACCTGGCCGGTGTGCACCCGGACCACCCGGGGCAGGCCGTGAGCGAGGACGTTGGCTTCTCGCACGGCGTCGGGGGCGGCGGCCTCGGTGACCGCGCCGTAGGGGACGGCGTCGGCGGTGGCGTGCTGCACCTTGCCGTCGACGAGCCGGACCAGGCGGAACTTCTCCACGGCGGCGCCGGCCTCGCGGGTCAGGTTCCCCGAAGCGTAAGTGGGGTTCGACATTGACTTTCTCCTGTCCTTGGGTCAGACCAGGCGCTGCCGGCCGAAGCCTGCGGCGCGTGCCTTCTGGGTGAGCTGCTCGCGCTCGGCAGCGTCGGGGTTGTCGAAGTCGCCCGCGGTCTCGCCGCGTCCGACCTCGGATCGGGGGATGCGGGCGGGCTTGATGTTGGCCAGTCGCGGCTTGGCGTCCTCCGGGTCGTCGAGGAGCTTGGAGACCCAGCGGTCCTTGGAGGCCGCGGCGAGACGACCATCGGTGATCGCCTCGTCGACCAGTCGCTCGGCCTCGGCCTGGGCGTCCTTCTCGCGGTAGCTGGCCAGCGCCGCCTCCGCCGAGACGAGCTCGGAGAAGCGGTTAGCGTCGACCGCCACAATGTCCGGGTCGGCCTTGTTGCTCGCACCGTCGCCGTCACCGTCGTCGTCAGCGGCGGCGAGGCGCGCGATTACCTCGTCCACCACCGCACCGGGGTCGTCGTCTGCGGTCATGTCGACCGCCTCGGCGAGCGCGGTGAACTGCTCGGCCGTGAGCGTCACCGCGGTGTCGTCGTCGGCGGCCTGCTCGTTGAGCGCCTCCTCGACCGCCGCGACGATCGCCTCGTCGTCGGCCTCGTCGTCGGTGACGCCGACGAGGAGGCGGAGCTGGTCCTGGATTGTGGGCACGGTGCCCTCCTTCCTGTTCCCCTCCGCCTGTGCAGAGGAAGCCTTGAGATGCGGCGCCGGGGCGGCGGCGCGGCCGGCGTAGTTGAAGATCGGCAGCATCGCCCGGTTGGACACGTCCGTGCGGACCCGCCCGTCCTCGACCGCGTCGACCAGGCCCGCCTCCAGAGCCTCGCCCGGGGTGAACCACGTCTCGACCCGCATCGCCTCGCGCCACATGTCGTCCGGAGTGCCGGCCTTGGAGGCGTAGATTCCGGCGACGGTGTTGTTGATGCTGTCCAGCATGTCCGCGACCTTCCGCATGTCCGCCGCAGATCCGTCAGCGAAGGTCCACGCCTCGTGGATCATCAGCTCGGAGGCGGGCCGCATGACGACGCGGTCCCCGGCCAGGGCGATGATCGACGCCGCGGAGGCCGCGAGACCTTCCACGACCGTGGTGACCGTCGCCGAGTGCGAGCGCAGGGCGTTGTAGAGGGCGAACCCGTCGAACACCGACCCTCCGGGGGAGTTGATCCGCACCTTGATCTCGTCGGCGTCGAGGTCCTTGAGGGTGCGGGCCAGGGTGTCGGCGTCGTTCGGCCACCAGCCGATGACGTCGTAGATCAGCAGTTCGGCGGTCGCCTTGCCGCGCTCCTGGGTGGTGTTCAGGGCGTACCACTTCTCGGGGGAGTCGAACCCCTCCCGCAGTAGCGTCCGTAGGTCGTTGGTGGTGCTCACTCGGTCGTCTCCTCACCGTTGTTGTCGCCGTCATCGGCGGGGCCCGGGGCAGGACCGCCCGCCTCCAGAGGTCGCTTGCTCGGCAGGTTGCCTCGCCGCCGGATCTCCTCCTCGAGGTCTCGGTCGGGCAGGATGATCCCGGCCTGCGTGAGGATCGCCAGGTCGTTAGACGTCAGCTCCTTCTTGGAGCCAATGGGGTCGAACATCAGGCGAGGGAACGGCCCGGCGGACGTCTCTTCCTCGAGGTCGAACGCCACCCGGCACAGCGGTTCGATCAGGTAGCGGTTCGCGGTGATCGCCACATACTCGGCATTCGTCTGTAGAGACTGCTCGAACATGTCGAGCTGCGTATCGGCGAGAGCGTACGATCCGCCCTTGCCGTCGAGGTTAAGCACGTGTGCCAGCGCCGCTTTGGAGATGGCATGGTCGTGGTAAGCGATCGCGTCCCGGGGCGAGACCAGCTGGCCCTTGGTGCCCTCGATCGTGAACTTCGCCCCGTAGGGGGCCGACACTCCGGTGTGGTCACCAGCGGTGATTCCCTCGGCGATCTCCTGCCCTGCGTCGACCTCGTCCTGCCGCTCTGGGGTGCCCGCGGTATAGACCGGCACGCCCATGCCGTTGCGGTGGAGCACCTGCCCCTCGAGACGGAGGAGCCGGTCCTTCATCACCCAGTGCTTGTACGCGGGCCGCAGCAGAGACCGCCCGGTCCAGCCGACGGTCGGATCATTGACGTACACCAGCAGCCGCTCGACAGGGATCTCGACGGGCTTGCCCTTGCCGTCCGCCGGGGCCTGCACGATCGACCGCAGGCCACCATCGGGGTAGGTCTTGATCTCCCGGATCGTCAGCGGCGGACGCGGCGCGATCTTCCACAGCCGGTCGCGTCCGTCGATGGTCTTGTAGACCTTCTCGAAGAAGTACACCCCGTAGGTCAGATACTTCATGGCGTGCGCCAGATGTTCGTTCCACGAGGCGTGTCCGGGGGCCACCGCTGTCGGTTGGCGCCCGTCCTCGCCCAGCACGGGCAGACGCAGATCCTCGGCGACGAGCCGCACCATTTCCGGGTCGGCGCCGTTCGGGTCGATCCGCCACGTAGTGCGCTGCGGCGGCAACTCGACCGCCGCCAGCGTGGACCGCACCT